TATTTGTTGATGTAGAAGCTGCTCCCATAATCACTTCAGCGCGTTGAATATATCCGTTGTTTAATTGTGAAGAGGTGGATGAGAATCCGGGCTCTTGATGGCCCCCTTGCGTTTCATTCCACGCATATTCTGTAGTAGAAATTCCCAACCACCACCTTTGATGATCACCCGTCGAAGCAGTTTTAAAGGCCCAATCATAATCGTATGTCAGCCCCAGCAATCCAGCCCAATAGGCTTCGGCGTTAAAGACATTTTCAACAATATTTGAGGGTGGTATGATTTCAAAATCGCCCTCAGAAATACGAAACTGAGATCCAGAGGCCACAGTAGTTGCACTGGAAAATGATCCAAACATTAAGGGTGCTTGATTAGCATCCGCATTTATGGCTGATTCGGACGTACTATTTGCTGGGATGTCGGATTGAAATATGGCCCAGTATTGTATTGCACCCCAGCCAGAGCCACTGGCTTGAGGAAAATCAATTTGACCAGCCCCAAGAGTATTCTTAAAACTACTAGCTCCACTGGATTGTGTGGCAGGGTGTTGCACCATTTTAGTATTGCCGCTAGAGCCAGATTGAGCAATTTTAACCCTAGCGTAACTATTTGCATTGAAGACAGAGGTGCTTGATGAGCCAGCCTCTTTTTGAAGGGCTGCAAAGGCAGTATCAGCCTCTGTGAACGCTGTCGCAGACACGCCCAGATACAGATTTGTCGGGCGGTTCCATTCTGTCACTCCGAAGACATGATCCAGAAAAAGACGTTCACAGACATTGGTAAGAATAGCCATTTGCAGCCCCCAAAGTTAGTCTAGGTTGATATCCAAATCTCCAGCGGGGATTCTGAAAATATCGCCCGTGTTAATTGTCTTTGCGCCACCTGTTAGTGAGGCGTAAGCAATTATGTTTGTCGCGGCTGTGGCAGTAGATGAATCAACAATACCAACTGCGGCAACATCACCGTAATTTGCGCTTCCACACTCTGCAAATTCGATAGCCGCAGTATTAGAAGCGTTGTTGCCCGATATCGTGAAGGCCGCTGCCTGACGCACGTAGCCTGTGTTTGTCGCGGCTACTTCAGTTCCAAAAGACGTATCGCTAGGGCTTGAAGTAAACAAAGCTAAGTGAAGTGATGCAGGGCGTAGGGAAGTCGCTAAAGTTTGACCTGACCCAGAACCCTCTGGGGTAAACAAAAACTTGAGAGCTTTTGTTTCGTACTCGTTGGATAATGACATTCTTTTTCTCCTCAGATTGTCATAGAAAATGAGGAGACAGACACGCTATCCCCTACGACAAGATTTATGTTAGATAAAGTGAGGTCACCCCCACCTAGTGGGCTTGTGACGGTCCCAGAAAATAATGCAGAACCGTCTTTGTTAAAGACCGTGAATTTCGCGGCAACCCCCGCATTAACGGTACTGTCCGAAGACACAGCATTAGCTAAAACAGTCCCCGCGTTGGAAGAACCAAACGCGGGGCTAGATAAAGGCAATGTGGCTAGTTCAGCGTCTTCAGAAGTGAAGATTTTTAAACTTCCTGTTGCGCCAGACCCGACATCGATTAGATCGACAACCGCATCTAGCGTAGCATTCTTAGCCGCTGTAGTTAGCGTGATAGCCATTGACTAAACCTGTTTTAGGCTAGGTTGTACTGGGCTGTGTACAGAGACTCAGGGCGAAGAATTTTTCTGCCATATAGAGAAAGGCCCCTAACAATGTCTCTAAAGGATTCTGGAGAGCGGAAAGTCTCAACTTTTGAGATTTGTTGAGCCATTGCACCCGCTGAATCGTGACCAGCTAACAGGATTCCGAAATTCTCACGGCTTCCCGCAGCCGCTGTAGTGCCGCCACCTGTACCAAAAAGAGGAAGGTTGTTACTTACGTAAATACGCATACCACGAATTTTCTGTGGCATTAGGCCGTTACGTAGTTCATCTCCACCGCCGAAGTCAGCATTTATTAACTTCGATGACGAGTCCATTAAGACTTCTTTGAAGGCTGGGTCAATTATCATCCACCTACCGTCTGAGTCTACATTCGCCTCATCCATCTTCCGCATGATGCGGTTCATAATGGCTAGAGGTGATGTGATAGCACCCGCTCCACCATCCGCTGCAACAGGGATAGATGTAGTAGCTGCGACAGTTGCTGATGTAGAACCAGAACCTACAGTGCCGCCAAATGAAGTCGTATTGAGCTTGTTTCCAGCCAATAATTCATCTGAGCCAGCCGCTGCGTTTGCTTTAGTACCGTTGGTTGTTGCGTTTACAATCCAAGCAGTATCCCCAGTGTTCCGCACATAACCAGACATATAGCCCATTACTTCACGGTCAATCGCGTCACGTAGCTTGTAACCCGCACGGTCAGACGCGAGGTCGAGCCAATTTATGTGGGATAAGCTGGCTTCTAAATCGTCCAAACCAAAAGCAAAATACTGACTTTGGTCTATAACCATAGAAAATTCGGAGTCCGCGATATCCTGTTCGGTTACCTTAGTACCTCTTTCGTATTTCGTAATGGAAATATCTGGCTCTTTTATCACCTTTATGGTATCGCCAAATGAACTAATTTCTCCCCAATAGTCCGTATTGAGAATACCTTCGATAGTACTTGATTTTCTAAAGGCTTTTTGAACCTTTTTTGAAAATATAGTTGGGGACCACACGCCCCCGTTGAGATTGGTATAGGCTGATCCCGTATAGGATGTGCCAGAACCCGCTTGTGCGTATGCCATTTAAATTTCTCCTAAATTGACATGTGAGGGAAGAAGACGATTCAATGTGGCGCAGACACGGGTAGCCGCAGGGGGGCCGCGATAACGGTAGACATTAGCTTCTAAATTTTTGGGTGATTACACGGTAAGGGTAGACTCTTAATAGAGTGGCCTTAATTGTGTATTATTATAACACATATTAAGTGTCATGTACAGTGCTATTATCTAGCACCGCCTGATAGGTCAAAGGAAATTGCGCCTTTGCGCTGGGCTTCCAATATGGCCTCTTCGTATTTTTCAAACTCTTTGTCAGACATTGCTGCAATTTGAGACTCTGAAAAACTTTGCTTCCCGCCTGTTGGTGGCGCAGAATTTGTTGTACGTCCTACCGACTGAGCCGCTGAACGTGTGTTAGACTTCTTAGCCTTTCGTATACCCATATCTGATTTATACAAATCTAGGCTACGGGCGGCTGCATGCGCGTCTTTTGTGTTTTTGTATAAGCTATCCTGTATGGACTGAGGTTGTACTTTTACCCAATCGTGAAAATTAGGATCTTGCCTAATGTCATTAAAATCAGGGTGTAACTGGTTTAATTGTTGTTCAGCCGTTTGTTTAGTTAACCGCGTTTCCAAGCTACGTAGAGAGGAGAGTTTTTTCTCACCTTCTTCCATTGCTTCACGGGCGCGTTTTTGTGCAATTGTGTCAATAATTTTTGAAACGTCAGGGTACTTCTCTGACCATTCATCAATCTCTTCATCAGTTTTAGGAAAGCGAATTTGTTTCTTGGTTGCGCTGTCCAATTGCTCTTGCATATTAGCCAGAGCTACTTGATGCTCTTTATCCTTAATCGCCATATACTGGCGAATGTCGGAATACCTTTGTTTAAATGTTTTTTCTTCTGGCGGGAGTTGCTGTGTTTCAACGGCATCTTGCTCCGCTGCAAATTCCTCAGAATAAGTTAATTCATCTTCGTCTATTTCAGTTCTTTGATATTTTGCCATTTCTTACTCGTTAATAGGGGCCAAACCGTATCTCCCAGTTTGGGTGGCCTGTTACATAATGAATGCCACTCGCTGGCTACTCATCGTTCCAAATGGACTACGCTTCTTACCATACTCTGGCTCTTCATCGTCGTATTCCATCATCTCTTCATCTATGCTTGGCCCTGCAACCACTTCGATTTCATTGCCTTCGGGTGTTTCATAGGTTTCTTCGTCTTTGGCTTCACTACTTGCGTCCGATACTTCGGAGTCCTCAAGTCCCGCGCCATAGGGTTCCGTTTTTTTACCATTTTCGTCTACCTCTTGAATGAGGCCAGACTGATGCATCATCATAAGGCCCATTTCGGCCTCATCTTGCATATCCATAATATGTTTTAGGCCATGCCAACGCACGACATTGGCTGGAAGTACGTATTCCCCCTCAGAGATCATTACTTCTATATCATCTGCGGTTTCGGCTGGTGTTGATCCAATTGGATCTGACATCATACCTGTTCCACAGCCACAGTCAGAATAGCCGCAGCTACAAGCCATTCCCCCGTGGGACATCTCAGGTATTTCATTCTTCTGCGTTGCTTCCGCAGTTACACGCTCTTTAGTGGAAACTGCACCATCACCGTCTTTGTCAGCTTTCTTATCATCTACCTGAAATTTCTTTGCAGCCATCTTTCGACCTTCCTGTGTGAGTATGCCCTTTTGGGCCTCATCAATACTGTTCAAACTGGTGGACATTAATCGGAGCCTTTCACTACTTCATCCCGCAGCGTTTCAAAGCGGCGAAGCTCTAAAATACGGCCCTGTAAGCGGTGCAACGTAAGTGGGTCCAGCGTAGTTTCTAACTGTTGTCGGGCATGTTCAATTCGCCTTTCCGCATACTCTTTAAGAATATCCATACAGTCAGAATTATTAACTAGGGCAAGCATATCCCTATACTCTGTGCGGTCCATCATTGTACGGGGCCTTGTGGGGCTTGTGGGGCGGGTTGTCCCCCGTTTGCCCCGCCACCGCCGCCTGTGAAACCAGCCTCATTAGGTTGGCGTACTTCACCAGCGTTTATATTTCCCCCGCCTGTCCCAGTAGGGTCTTGTGGATTAGGTGGGCCACCTTCTTGCGGGGGTTGTCCTTCAGGCTGCGGCATCATGCTTTGAATCTCAGCCATCATTTTTGCTTGTATTAGAGCTTCGCGGGGATCATTTAAAATCTTATCCTCATCTAGGTCCATAGATGCGGCTAGTTCCCGTAGAATATAATCGTATTTCACCATAGGCATGAGCATCTGATTACCCGCGCTCATTTGCATAAATTGCAGTAACCGCTGGGAGCGAACTTCGTTACGCATGAGGCTCTCAGTCCCCCGCGCAGTGACGCTTAAATCACCTTTAGTAAACTCTTCTTCAAATAGGAATTGCATGTTAAAGGCGAACATAGACTTGCCCATTGGGCTTAATAAGTAGTCATCGATGTTCCTAACAACGGACTTAATCATCTGTGCCGCTGCACCCATCAACATAGACATACCAGCGGCTGTTCTACCCGTAGACATAACCCCCGACATACCATGCGCGTAAGAAGGGATTCCTGTAGCTTCATCAGCTAGTTGGCGTGATTTATCAAACATCATAAAGAGTTCATTTGAGATGTTTGGGAACTTAGTTCCATGTATCGCAGCACCTACTTGGCCCGACGATCTTCTGAATACTTTCCCTGGGTATATCTCTAGGTCTTGACCTGGGGTTAGGTGGGTTTCATCGATCTCCACCATAAGGTTTCCACTCAACGCAGAGTTGTCCACCGCCATACGCATAAAGCCATTCATAAGAATTGTAGTGTCGGACATATTTTCTACGACACCTATCCCAAACATGGAGTAGGGATTTAATTCAAATGGAACACAGTGGTATGGAATACGAACAGGCGTAAAAGGGTTCATTACCAAGCGGAGTATTTGGTCATTACAAATCCACACGTTTACTTGGAATTGATCCTTGTCTTCTAACTCTTCTGGAATGTCTAGGTCGGCCTCTTCAGCTACTTCCTTATCCACAATGCCCCAGTATTCTAGCACTTCAAAACGGTGGATTTCAGATAGGTGAGATTCCTCTAAAGTATCTTCCCAATTTTCTTTTACATAAGACGGGCCTAGCTCAATGGCTAATTCAATGGACTCGTCGCGGAAGTGTGGACGTTTCTTTAATTGTCTTAGTTGGGATTTCGACATTCTGTGTCGCTGAATGGTGTACTCAGCTTCCGACATATTCCGCGCATCAGGGTCAGGATAGAAATCCCACACAGACACGTACTCAATCTTAGGTATGGTTTGGAAGGTAGGAGAGTATTCCCCGTCTTCACTCCAACCAGCATACTCTTTGTCTTCTGCAAAAGGCCCCTTCATTACCCCTGAACCAAAAAGGCTCATTTCAAAGACCATTGATCTTAGGTGCTTGGATGCTTCGCTTTCCTCTAGCTGATCGTGCATCTTGCGTTCCATTTTAAGCGCGGCTTTCTTAGCTGGCTCAAAATTAACCGCTGTAGGCCCCGCAGACGCGCCTGACTCTAGCTCTTCGTGAATGGGTTGGGTTTTGCTTTTAAGTATCCCTAGCTCACGCTCAATTTCTGGTCGCAATACTGTGCGAGGTACTTCAAAGTCTACTTTTGCTTTTTCTTTAACTTTTTCTGTAGTGATTGCGTTGGGATCGTAATTAACAGTGTCTTCAACCCCTTCAGGATATTGTTGGGATTCGATGCCAATAGGAAACTTGCTCCCCGCAAAGAGGACATCCGTGACCATCGAATAAGCAGCAAGACACTTTGTCTTAGCGATTTTAATAAACGCACGACTTTTCTCCGTTGAGGTAAATTGAACAGTGTCATCATAAAGGCCGCGATAATCCCGATAACTGGTAAGCCATCGATCTTCATCACTCTGTCGGGCATCCTTTGCGCGGGTAAATTGGCTTTTGACGTAAGCTGCTAAATTCTGATATTCTAGGTTTTCCTGTTGTACGTCCCCGTCTTCTTCTAGACGCACCACAGAATCTGTTTCTGTAACTATTTCGGGATCGTTTTCGGGTTTATCCATTAAGGCCATTTAGTATCCAAACGTAGAACAAGCTGGTGTATATTTTTGTATTGGAACCCCTTGGCCCATGTCGAAAGGACTGAAGGGCTTGGGGCGGGACATAATCGCATAGCGTATGCTGTCGTATGCGTGATCACTGCGGTATCTTGGGTCTATGTCATCTGTCCCTTTAGGGTCTGCGGGGATGCTGGGTAGGTCCGTTATTATCTGCCTACAGTGGTTAAAAAAGACTATTCCCGCAGTGTCTGTTTCAGGGTCTACTTTAAGTAACTGGTGTAAGCGGTTCTTACCCGCCACACGCGCCCCAGAGGAGCGGTCAGAGGGTCGCCAGCGTACCCCCATCGTTATCATCTCTTCAGCCGTACTGGGGCCTATTTGCCCCCTCTGATGCCAACAGGAACTATCTAGTATCCCGTATTCTACTTTGTCGTTGTTTTCTTGTTCGATATCGATGATGGCTTGGGCGAGATCGCGTCCTGTGTGCTTGCTGACGTAGAGTTCTCTGTAGACGTAGAGTGTTTCGTAGCTGGGATCGATTGCAATCCAGTGGACCGCTGAGTAACTAGCGTATCCATAGTCACAGGAACGAAATCTGCGCCAATCAGGGGGGATGTCGAAGGGTTCACAAGTGTGCGAAGCATTGCGAAACTCTGAAAACGCGGCCCCCTCTGCGACACTCCAATCCCCTTCAAGTAACTGGCGGCGTTGCGCCTCTGGCAGGGATAAAAGATTCGCTTCATATTGCCCATCAGCCGTAAGGTAAGGATTGTCGTATAATTTAGCGGGGATAAACCTACGTTGGAATAGTGCTTGCCCTGCGTTTTCATGTCCTTCAGGAAACTTTAAGACTTCCCCTGTATTTATGTCTGTCGCGTCAAAGGCTTGTCCCGCTGGCGCAGGGTCCACAAACATTTTTTTCACCCATGAATGACCACCACTGCCTGGATTTGTTGTTGCGCGGATGAATGTTGGAAGAGTTGGATCGGTGGTTCTCAAGCGGCTACGGAGATAGTTATATATGTAGGATGAGGGGTGTTGCGTTAGTTCATCAAAGCCAATGTAAGAGAACGCTTGCCCTTGGTATCTTAGTACATCCTCATCTCTATCAACGTAGGTAAACCATAATCTAGCACCACTTGGAAATATCCATTGCGACTTACGCTCTTGCCATTTTGCTCCTGCAAATGCTCTTGGGTAAATTTGCTGGCTTGTGGCAATTAGTTCCCGTAGTTCATCGTTAGTTCGACGCAGTATAAGCCCTACAAAATTGGGGTTTGCGAAGTATCTTAGAGGGTCTGCAAGTAGCGCGTAGCTCTTCCCGCCACCTGCACTGCCACCATAAAGTACCTCTTTCTCTGACGCTGCTAGGAAGTCTGTCTGAGGCCCCTCATTAGGTTTAAATATAACTTCTTTCTCTGCGGGGGCGGCATTAAAGTCTAGGGCTTCCGAAATAGAGGGTGGAAGATCAACCGTATCTTCGGTAGTGGGCTTGCCTTCCAACTTGTCCAATTTTTTTTTCTGTAGACTGACAACTCTTTTAGCGTCAGCGGCCTTACGTTTTATCGCGGCCTTTTTTCTTTCCATTGCAGACTTGGGGGCCAGCTTTCTAGCTTGAGCCTTTTGTTTCTTTACCCGCTTGGCCCCTGTGGTATCGCCTCTACGCTCTTTCCAGATGTTAGCAATGCCCTGATGCGATATCTTCTTACCAGTGTTCTGTCCAAGCCATGTACAGGCTTCTCTGAAGCTCCCACCGCCATCGATGAAGTCCAGTGCCTCTGTTATGTACGCCATCATGTCCTCATCGGGGATGAGTACTAGGGGATCGTCTACAGCGGGTTTATAACCGTAAGCTACACGGGCGTATGGCTTAGTTCTTCGCTTTTCGGGGAAATCACTTTTAGGCATTCATCATCTTGCTTTGGTGGAAGGATAAAGACTGCGCCATCTGGCACTTTCATTTCGATTTGCTCCCGTCGAATTACCCCTGCACGATCTAAGACCTCTTTGGCTGCGCTAACTACGTTTCTTGCCCCCAGCGCAGAGGGGTCATCTATGATACCTACGAGGCCCAGAGCGGCCTTGTGAGCGTTCATAGCAAGCAATGTGGATGCACTGTCTATCACCTCATCCCGAATGGGCTTTATAGCGTCATCAGGGCGCGTGTGCTTGCTGTAGCCAGCCATATCCATAGCTCTACGTATGTTTCCCCCAGCTTCACCCCCAAGGGCGGCTATTAGGGCTGTTTGTTTGTCAGATAATTTCTTCATCTCAGGTACACAAAAGCCAAACCTACCGCGCCAGTACAGACCATCCAGAATATGCGTTCTGCAAATGCTATTTTCTGGCCTCTTAGAAGGGCTTTCCTTTCAATTTCATCTAAACGGTCATCTAGTTTTTTAAGAGTACCGCACATAGATTCCATACGCTTAAAAACTGTAACAAGACGCTCTTCCATTCGGGCCATTTCAACCATTGCTTCAGCAAGGCGGTCTACTTTAAGCTCTATCCTATCCAGACGATCATCCATGTTATTTCTTTTTCCTCTTAGGCCAGCCAGCTTTCATATCCTTATAAGCCTTATCGCTTACCGTGGAGTTCTTTTTAGAACGGGAAGTCCCCGCTTTTCGCTTTTTATTTATATTTCCGACAAGAGAGTTTTTAGCCATTTTATTACCAATTTTTACAGGACCAATAACGCGCACTGAATTTATCTTTTGCGCTTTCGCACTTGTGTCTGGCCCTGAAAGAGGCTCTTGCTTTTGGATTTGACTTGCGAATTTTCATATTAGGATCGCCAAATCTTACAATCTTCTCCTTGCCGCCCTTACACGCCTTGACCACAAACTTCTTTGGCCCGTCTGGAGTACGGCGCGGTTTATTACACGCCATCTTGGCTTTATTCAGTGCCATTAAACTTTAATATCCACTATTGAGCCTTCTCGTTTTCTTTGAAGACGGTCCCCCATTTTATCGTAGGAAACTGCCTGTACTCTGTCCTGTGCCTGATCATAACTTTTACGCATCCGCGCTAGGCTATCATCCTGTGCTACCTTGGTCGGGTCCATAGTCGCTATGGGTATCTGGCTAGGGAGTATTTCCCGAAAAGCGGGGGGTCTATTTAGCCCCACCTCATCCATCAGAGGTTTTTCAGGAAGTCAGTGAACATATACAGCGCGTAAAAGCCGCCTATGCTCAGTACAGAAGCTAAAGCCCATGTGGCGTAGGATACCATCTTAGCTATGGCTTTCTCGCGCTCTTCAGCCTCTTCCTTGCGCTGTACTCGTACCTTGGCCTCGTAAGTGAGAAACGCATTCCAAGTGCCACTGGGCGCGAACAAGCGACAAAGCGACTCCATCTCCTTACGCTTGGCCTTAATATCTTCTAAAGCTTGAAAAGC